GGACGGTATCTGGTTTTCAAAACCGAAGACGGAAAAGCTCATTATGTTGAGCGGTGGGATTTGATAATTGCTCACCCGCCTTGCACTTTCATGAGTAATGCGGGAGCGTGTCGAATGTATCCTCGTAAGGGTCAAATTGATAAAGCTCGATTCCAAAAGGCGATGGAAGCCAAAGCGTTTTTCCTTCGATTTCTAAATGCTGACTGTGATCGAGTGGCTATTGAGAACCCCCGCCCTCTCAAAATCGTTGAATTGCCAAAAGAAGATCAGCGAATACAGCCCTATCAATTTGGCGACCCGTGGAGTAAACTCACCTATCTTTGGCTGAAAAATCTTCCGCCGTTGGTTTACACCAATGTTCTTGCAGAATATAAGCCCTTTGTTCCTGCTGGAACAGGCCGCAAGGCGGGGGGGACAGCTACGGGGCAAGGATACCTCACAATTCCAAAGCCCGTTCAAAAACATTCCCCGGTATTGCGGACGCTATGGCGCAACAATGGGGCGCAGTATTAGGAGGTGATACCGCTGAACCTTGAACCTTTCATTTTCGACTGCGAGGTGTTTGCCTACGATTGGCTTTTTGTCTTCAAGAATAAGGTCACGGGGGAATACACCGAGATTTGGAATGACAATGAAGCGGTCGAACAGTTTATGACCCAAGAACCCCTGTTGGCAGGGTTCAACAATAAGCACTATGACCAATTCATTCTGAAAGCGGTTCTCTCAGGTTTCACGCCGGAGGAAATCAAGGCAGTCAACGATTTTATCATCGTTGGTGGTCACGAGGGCTGGGAGTACGCCCCTCTCCGTGACTGCGGGATTTTCTTCGACCAATACGATCTGATGGACGATTGCCAGATGGGTTTGTCCCTGAAAGCAATCGAAGCGCACCTCGGAATGGACATTCGTGAAACCACTGTTCCGTTCAACATCGACCGCCCTCTGACTGAGGACGAGAAGCGAGAGGTCGAGTTCTACTGCCGCCATGATGTTGACGCAACCGATAGGCTGGACGATCTTCGTCAAGGCTACCTGTCCAGTAAGCTCACGCTGGGTCGTGAAAAGGGGCTGTATCCTGCAAAAGCCCTCTATATGACTAACGCCAAGCTGACCGCCGCTTACCTTGACGCAGAGCAGAAACCGCACTATGACGAGCGGGAATACCAGTATCCGCCGAAGCTGCTTCGCCAGTACATTCCGCAGGAAGTGTTCGACTTCTTCGAACGGTTGAAGGATAAGAGTATTCCTGACGAAGTAGTGTTCAAGGAAAAGCTCGATCTGATGGTAGGCGGTTGTCCTTGCACCATCGCCTACGGCGGTATTCACGGGGCTATCCCGTGTTACCGAGAGGAAGCCACGAAAACCCGCTCTATCCGCAACAAAGATGTTGCAAGCTACTACCCGCACCAGATGACCTTGAACGGTTATTGTAGCCGAAATATTCCCTCCCCCGATGTGTATGCCGCCACCATTGAGCGGCGTGTTAAGGCAAAGAGGGCTGGTGATAAGGCTACGGCGAACGCTTTGAAGCTGGTACTGAACACCACCTACGGCGCTATGCTGAACCGCTACAACAACCTGTATGACCCGCTCATGGGGCGCTCGGTCTGTATCTCAGGCCAGTTGCAGTTGCTTGAAATGGCGGAACATCTTGTTCAGGATTGCCCCACTTTGAAGATCATTCAGCTCAACACCGATGGTATCATGGTCAGCCTTGATGACTGCGATGTTCCCGTGTATCAGGAGATCACGCAGGAGTGGCAGGACAGAACCGGCTTTGAGTTGGAGGAAGACCTTATCAAGATGATCTGTCAGAAAGATGTGAACAATTATGTCGAGGTTCCCTTCGAGGGCGACCCCAAAATCAAGGGTGGCGTTCTCGTTCGTGGGATTGCCCCGGCAGGAGCGTTCAACATCAATAACAACGCTTGTGTGGTCGCCAAGGCGGTCAAGGATTATCTGGCCTACGGCGTTCCGGTCGAAGATACCATCATGAGCTGCGACCGCCTGCTGGACTTCCAGTTGGTCGCCAAGGCCGGGAGCAAGTATGGTGACGCTCTCCATGAGGTAGACGGTCAGATGGAGGTCGTGCAGAAGGTCAACCGGGTATATGCCACGGAAGACCATCGGTGCGGAACCCTCTACAAAATCCACCTTGGCACTGGCAATCCCGTCAAGATTGCCGGACTCCCCGCAAAATGTGTCGTGGACAACGACAATCACCTGACGATTGATGTGGTTGACCGTGACTGGTATATCCGGCTGGCACGGCGTTATGTCCGAGATTTCCTCGGAGAGAAGCCGCCCAAGCGAAATACCCGCAGAGTCAATTCCATCAAGAAAAAATTATTAGAAATGTTGGAGGTATAACTATGGCTACTACCAAGAAAGCCGCTGAGACTGCGGCGGCGGATTATTCCACCATGAATGTGTTCCAGAAGTTACAGCTTGCCCGTGTGCGCTTCCTCGAAGCTGGCGTGGATAAGAGCGGCAAGCACATGAAGCTCGAATATAAGTATTTCGAGTTGGCGGACATTGTTCCCAAGGCCGAGCAGATTTTCCTTGAAATCGGTCTGATGATGGTTCCGTCCATGTACGGCGACAAGGCGACCGCTCGTGTCTACAATGTCAGCGACCCCGAAGACCACATTGACTTCGTGGCACCATATACCCCCATCGCCCCCATCGTGTCCAACGCTGGTAATCAGGTCACAAACGAAATGCAGGCGACCGGCAGCTCCATCACCTACATTCGCCGCTACCTGTGGCAGCTCGTTTTGGACATTGTGGAGCATGACAGTATCGACAGCGGTGAGTTTGACACAACCCCCACCCCCGCTCCCGCCGTCACAAAGAAGCCCCCTGTGACCACTGAACAGCGTCAGGAGATCAAGAAGGAACTGACCGGCGCTCCTGCTGGTGCGGCTACCGAGGAACAGGTCGGTACGCTGAAAAGCCTGCTGAAAAAGCTCATGGATATTGACGCAGAGCAGGAACAGTTCGTGCAGACCATCGCCATGAAGACCGAAGGTTTCTCCAAGATCGAAGCCGACAAGTGTGACGCTCTGATCGAGGGCGTAAACAATATGCTGGCTGGCTACGAAATGAAAACGGCGAAGGAGGGCTAAGGCATGATTGAAATTGATTGCCGTAAGTGCGTCAATGCAGACTTGGAAGCGGATTGCTGTAAGCTCTACGGTAACAACCCTGATACTGCCGTTCGGGAATGTGCCGCTGACGAATTTGTGAATTATAAGGAGGTAAACAAAAATGGAATGGCTTGACGGCAACAAAATCCAGATTATCCCTCCCAAGCGTCCGAAGAAGCTGACCGGCACTCGCTTTGCTACTATCCTCGGTCTGAACCCGTGGTCTACGCCGTTCGAGATTTGGTGTGAAGTGACCCGTACCTATCAGAAGCCGTTCGAGGACACCATCTACACCATCGCTGGTAAGACCATCGAACCTAAGCAGGCCGAGTACATGAAGCAGACCTACTTCATGAGCAATCTGGTCACGCCGACCGATCTGTGGGGTAAGGACTACTTCAATAAGACCTACGGCGACTTCTTCAAGGAAAGCCCCATTCTCGGTGGTATGTGGGACTACTTGCTCTACGGCAAAGATGGTAAGCCCACCACCGTCCTTGAAATGAAGACCTCCAAGCGTGTCGAGGACTGGAAGGACGATATTCCTGAGTATTACGCTTTGCAGGCGGCGTTGTACGCCTACCTTCTCGGTGTGGACGATGTTATCATGGTCGCTTCCTTCCTCGAACCCAAGGACTACGATGACCCTGAGAAGTTCGTGTGCAGCGGTGAGAACACCATTACCCGTCCCTTCAAGATGTCCGAGCGGTATCCCGACTTCGAGAAGAAGTATGTGAAGCCTGCCCTGAAATGGTGGAAGGACTTCGTTGAGAGTGGCATTTCTCCCGCCTTTGACGAGCGCAAGGACGCTGAAATCCTGAAAGCCCTCCGCACCAACAACCTGTCCCCCGAAACCGACATGGCGGCGCTGGTCAAGGAAGCCGAAGACCTGAAAGACACCATGGAACGGATTTTGGCTCATGAAGGTATCCCGGACATGGAAAAGCGGTACAAGGTTGTGACTGACATGATTAAGAAAGCCGCAATCGCTCAGTTCCGTGACGGCGACAAGAAGGTGTCTATCGCTGGCTCTGCCTATAATTGGGAAGTCAGCCGTACTTCCACCACGAAGATCGACAAGGACGCTATGAAAGCGGACGGTATTCTGGCGAAGTACACGACCACCGAGGACAGCTACCGCATTTCCCCAAAAATCATTAAGGAGGATTGACCTATGAAATTTTCCAAGTTCGTGAAGTCCCTCGCCCCTGATGGCGGTGCTATCTACGAGTACATGGACGAACGCTGGCTTGCTTCCCCGTCTGTACTCATGCTCATTCCCGATGGTATCCGCAGCGTGACCGGTTACAGCAACGAGAAAATGCCTGACGGCATTGGTCGCCTGATTTCTCAGGTCGGTTGCACCGAGTACGCCACGCTGGTCAAGGCGGTCATGCCTGAGCCGGACGGCGCAATCAAGGATTGTGTCCGTATCTTCGCTACGCAGGACAGCACCATGACCCTTCCCGTCACCAACGATGACTGGTCGCTGATCGAGAAGTCTGATTTCTGCGAAATCTTGTACGCTTACGATCTGGAAAGCGACAAGAGCGTACCGAAAGCCCTGCTGGTCAAGCAGTACGCCAAGTACCCCGATGACGAAGACCAGTTGGTTGGTATCATCTTCCCCTGCGAGTACACAGAACAGCTCAATTTCTACACCATGAAGGAGGACAAAAACAATGGCTAAAATCGGACTTACCGAGGGTTTTACCCTCATTCCCGAAGGTACTCATGTCTTTCAGATTACCGATGTGAAGTACAAGGAAGACTTCGGCAAGCTGGAAATCTATATGCAGACGCAGAACGGCTCCAAGCACATCGAACGCTTCTCCCTGCTGAAATCCGATGGCTCTCCCAACGAGGGTGCCTACAACGCTTTCAGCTACTTCGCCAAGACTGCGCTCGGCAACTTCGACCTGACCGAGATCGACCACACCGACCTGATTGGTCACTTCATCGAGTGCGACATTGAACATGATGTTCAGGAGAACAAGAAGAAGCCCGGACAGAGCATTACCTTCGTCCGTTTGGCCGATAAGCGCCCCTCTGAGGGCTGGGCTGGCGCTGGCAATACGGTTACTGCCCCCGCTGCTAAAACCGCTCCTGCGGCTTCTCAGGTCGCTCCTAAGACCCCGATGGATTTGGCAGCTCTCCTTGGCTGATACCGAGTGCGAGGGAGGGCTAAAATAAAACGCTCTCCCTCGCCAATGGTTTGTGGAAAACTGTGTTGAAAGTGAGGATAAGCTACAATGGCAGAAGCCTATATTTGTTCGCTCTCCAAGGTTCAGCGCCACGCTGAAATCTGCAAGGAGATCAACAAGCTCTATGAGCAGAAGAACCATGACTACGGCGACAGCTTCCACCAGACCTTCGTTGAAGAAGGAATGGCGATGGCTCGTATCCGGTTGGGAGATAAGTTCAGCCGCTTCAAGACTCTCTCCCGTGTCGGTGAGCAGAAGGTCAATGACGAGTCTATCCGGGATACCCTGATTGACCTCGCCAACTACGCCATTATGACGGTGGTGGAAATGGAGGTTGCCGATGACGCTGAATGATTATCAGAAAGCCGCCGAGCGCACTTCCGGCGACCTGACTTCATGGGATAAGGTTCGCAACGGCTGTTACGGTCTGAACGGTGAAGCCGGAGAGTGCATTGACATTCTGAAAAAGACCGAGTTTCAGGGTCATGCTTTCGACCCGATGAAGATGGTTGACGAGCTGGGCGATGTTCTCTGGTATGTCGCACAGTTGGCGACCGGCTTGGGTGTGACCCTCGAATATGTGGCACAGCACAATGTCGATAAGCTGCTGGCTCGTTACCCTGACGGGTTCGACAGCGAAAAGAGTATTCACAGAAAGGAGTACGAAAATGCCTGACTGCTTCTCAAAGTCCGAAGTGACTGATTTTCTGAACTTCATGAAGCTGCCTGACGGAACCTCTGTTGTTTCTGATGACCTGATGGAATATCTGATGACTTACGGCTTCTTCACCGCTCCTGCTTCCACCAAGTACCACGGCAATTATGAGGGTGGTCTTTTGGAACACTCCTACATGGTCACGAAGTTCCTCCTGACGCTTACTCAGGACAATCACCTGATTTGGCGCAAGTCCCGTTCTCCCTACATCGTGGGTATGTTCCATGACCTGTGCAAGATCGACCAGTACCGTCACCCGGTAGCAGGTCACTTTGAAGAATTTAATGGTGGTCGTACACCAATCTATGACGAACGGGCGTGGGAGTACAACCCCGACACCCTTCTGAAAGGTCACGGCGATAAGTCCATCATGCTTCTCTCTCAGTTCTACACACTGACCGAGGAAGAAATCATGTGTATCCGCTATCACATGGGCGCTTTCACCGACAAGTCTGAGTGGAATGACTACACCCGTGCTGTTTGTAACTACCCGAATGTGCTGTGGACACACCAAGCCGATATGCTGGCAAGCCATGTTGCGGGGGTGTAAATCATGAAAATTATTGAACCTTCTGTGGAGCTTATCAACGCTCCCGATTATAAGACCCTTCTGACCACCATTGAAGCCGCAGGGCGCACCTGTTACAAGTCCGAGGATAAAATCAAGGACGGTAGCGCAGAGAAGTTCGTCCGGGGCATTATCAAGCGTGGTCACGAAGCTGTCATTGAGCATGGCTCTCTCACTGTCCGCTTCATCTGCGACCGGGGCGTGAGCCATGAGATCGTCCGTCACCGTCTGGCGGCGTTCTGTCAGGAGTCCACTCGCTACTGCAATTACGGCAAGGAGGGCTTCGGCGGTGAGATCACCGTCATTCGCCCCTCCACCTTTGCCAAGACCGACTCGACCTACCATATTTGGAAGCGGTCGTGCGAACACGCTGAGGTTGCCTACTTCGATCTGCTGAACGAGGGTTGCACCCCGCAGGAAGCACGGTCTGTCCTGCCGAACAGCTTGAAGACCGAGGTGGTCATGACCGCTGACCTCAGAGAGTGGCGGCACTTCTGTCGTATGCGCTGTCCCGCAGCGGCTCACCCCGATATGCGGGTTGTTGCCAATATGCTCCTGACCCTGCTGAAACAGACCTACCCCGTCTTCTTCGAGGACATTGAGGTATGAGGATTAAGAAAGCTGGCGGCAAGGTGTTCGGTGCGGTCTTAACTGCCGCCGAGAGAAAAGCGATGGACATGGAAATCAATCGTCAGATCGTGGAAGCCGACAGGCGCTACGCCGATGACATTGACGCTATGGTGCTTTACACCCTCCATGTTCACCTTGGTTTCGGCAAGAAGCGCCTGCGGAAGTTCTATGACGCTTTCTCTGCCGAGCATGACCGCCTTATCCAGTATTATCAAATGCCGGACGATTACACATGGCTCTGCAAGGAGATGTTGAAGCGTATCGGCGTTGATGTAGAAGCATGGAACCGTGAAAGGAGAGAACCTGATGAAGCTGAAAAGCATTAACGGCAAAGTGCCGTATGTCATGGCTGCTGGGAAGGACTTCGTGAAAGATGAAATGTCGTTGGCGGCGGCAGAGCAGATTTGCTCCCGTGGAACGCAGACCGTCAGTAAGCTCTTTCCTAATTTCCCCATCTGCGTAGATGACAAGTTCTATTTCGCTGGAACCTCGACAAAGCCCAAGTCCAGCAAGTCTAAGACCCCTTGCGAGGGCTGAGATTTTCAATCTTCCTGTGGTTCGTCACCATTGTCGCAGTCCTCTGTCTGAAATTACCCACGGTTGAGGTTGAAGAACCTTCTCCCATTGTCGAGGTGGTAGAGGTAGTCACCCCGGAGCCAGAGCCGGAGGTGACACCTCAGCCGTGGACAGACGAGGAAGTGATTGTACTGGCGAAAATGCTATGGGGAGAAGCCAGAGGGGTCAGCTCTGACGCTGAGAAAGCGGCTTGTGTGTGGTGTGCGCTCAACCGTGTCGATCATGGTTACGGCGATATTATAACGGTCGTGACTACACCTAAACAATTCGTAGGGTATAACGAGAAAAATCCGGTCGATGATGGTTTGATTACTCTTTGTATAGATGTACTGACCCGCTGGTATGCAGAGAGAGAAGGTCAGGTTGAGGTCGGTCGTGTCCTCCCTGCGGATTACCTATGGTTCTCTGGCGATGGCGAGAGAAACCACTTCCGCAACGCCTACCGTGGCGGTGATAGATGGGACTGGTCTTTACCGAGTCCGTATGAAAGCTGAGGTAAGCCTATGAGCTATTTGAATATACCCGCTGAACTTCGAGGGGAAAAGGCATGGGTCAATGTATGGGACGGGTCAAAGGTTCCCATGCAGGCCACCGTCAGAAAGGCGGCTTCTTCATCTAACCCGGATACATGGTCAAATTACATTGACGCTGAACACAATGTCCAGCACGGCTACTATGACGGCCTTGGCTATGTGTTTCACGATACAGGGGTCGTAGGTATCGATATTGACGATGGCTTTACTGATGGGCTTCTAAACCCGCTGGCGGCTGATATTATTGGTCGTTGTCACTCCTACACGGAAAAGTCCCGGAGCGGGAGAGGAGTTCACATTCTCGTTCGTGGTGAACTGCCCTTCAAGGGCAAAAATAACCGTGCCGCCGTGGAGATTTACAAGAGTAATCGGTACTTCATCATGACCGGCGAGGTTTTGATCTTTTCCGAGATCGTTGAAAACCAGTCAGCGATTGATTATGTGATCGAGAAGTATTTTCCCGACACACCGAAAGAAAGTAGCTCAGGTACGGTCGCCCCTCAGCGTATTTATTCCCCCATCTACCGCCGCCCCGAAAATGGCAAGCTGCATTTGAAGCCTGAATACCCGCCTATCACACCGGGAAGCCGGAACCTCAGCCTGACTTCTCTGGCGGGTCAACTTCACAACCAAGGATACACCAAAGCAGAAATTTACAAAGAGCTGCTGTATGCCAATCAACAGGCTTGCAAGCCCCCGCTCCCTCAGTCCGAGGTCGAGTTGATTGTCAACAGCGTGACCAGATACAGGAGGTAATTATGAAACCTTATCAGCGTGGCGATGTTGTTGTCATTGATGTTCCTCTGCCTGCCAGCGGTCATGTTCAGGCCGGTAAGCGTCCGTGGGTGGTCGTGCAGAACAATGTCGGCAACCAGTTCTCGCCCACCAGCATTGTCGTTCCCCTGACCACCAAGTTTAAGCGACTGGAAATGCCGACCCATGTTGCGGTCACTTGGGGTAGTTTACAGCCGAGCATGATTGAATGTGAACAGGTTCGAGTCATTGATGTGACCGAAGACTGGAAGTACATTTGCACCCTGCCACCTGAGATCATGCGTCATGTGGACACCGCTTTGAAGAACGCTTTCTTCTATGGGGGGGGGTGTAGACGATGAAGAGTGAGAAGAAAATCTGCCCGTTGTCTATGAGTTGCCCCGAAGACATTCCCCTCTGCCCCTGCCAGAAACAGCGGTGTGCATGGTGGGACGAAGACTCTCAGGACTGCGCCGCCTTGGTGCTGGCGAGAGCGATGAAGAAAAGGAAGTGAACCCATGCTTTACAATTTCAACGGAACCCTTCTCAATGTCGCAGACATTGTTACTGTCACGAGTAGTAAGGGTCAGCGGTCAGAATATCCCTTTGTTCTCACGGTTGCCATGAGAAACGGTCAGCAATTCGCTGTCAGTTACCGCAACGAAGTTGACCGCATACGGGAAATTCATGAGATCGCACGAGCCTTTGACCGCTCTGTGGTCAGCCCCGTCACCCACTACGAGGTTGAGTCCATCGTAGAGAAGTATATCAAGAAGGTCAGAGCCGACCTTCAACCCCTGAAAAAGTTCACAAAGGAGAGTGCTGAAAATGGCTGATGAAATCATGACTGCCCCCGAAGAAGATCAGGAGCTTTTTCAGCTCTCCAATGGTCGCTACATCATGGACGAAGCTCAATCCCGTGTGATGTTTCAAATTAAGGAAGCACAGCCTGAGCATAGTCACCCGATCAGCGGCACGGGATATTCGTGGGACGAGTCCGGCATGGCGGAGCTGTTCTCCGAGTGCTACAAGAACGATACCCGCTACTGCCCCGAAGCGAAAAGCTGGTTCACCTACTCCGAGGGAGCATGGCGCAAGGATACGGGTTCTCTGCTGGTGGCTGAAAAGATTAAAGAGTTCTGCCGCTTGATGGCTCTCTACTGCGGCGAGATCGCCAATGAAGAACGGCGTTCTGAGTACATGAAGTTCATCGTGAAAATGGGCGACCGGCGCTTCCGTGACCGGCTGATGAAGGACGCTGCCAGTGTGCTTCCTATCGCTTCGGCGGGGTTTGACGCAAATCCCTACCTTATCAACTGCAAGAACGGCACTTTCGACCTCGAAAAGATGGAGTTCCGGGAACACGACCGGAAAGACTTCCTGACCATGCAAACCAACTTCAACTACACCTTGCAGGACGCACGGTGTCGCCGCTGGGAGAAGTTCGTTGCAGAGGTCACTTGTAATGACGAAGACAAAGCTGACTATCTTCAAAAGGCGCTGGGGTACTCCATGCTTGGTATGGCGAACGAAGAATGTATGTTCATTCTCCACGGCAAGACCACCCGCAACGGCAAGTCTACCATGCTCTCGGCAATTCACCACCTTCTCGGTGATTATGCTTCCGTGTCTCCCGTGTCGATCATCTGTAAGGCAGAGCGGTCAAAGAACGCCGAAGCAGCGAACCCCATGCTGGCTTCTCTGAAAGGCAAGCGGTTCGTCACGATGGCAGAGAGCAACCAGTACGGTAAGCTGGACGAGGAAACGATCAAGCAGCTCACAGGCGGCGAGGAAATCAAAGCCCGGAACCTCTATGAGACTGCCACGACCTTCCTGCCGCAGTTCACTCTTTGGCTCTCCTGCAACGATCTTCCCACTGTCAGCGACAAGTCCCTGTTCGCTTCCGACCGTGTGCGAGTGATCGAGTTCAACCGCCACTTCACCGAAGCGGAGCAGGACAAGAACCTGAAAAACGAGTTCCAGACACAGGAAGCCATGCAGGGCATTTTCGCTTGGCTGGTCGCTGGGTACTTCAAGTATAAGCGGTTCGGCCTGAAAATGTCTCCCACCATGCGGAAGGTGGTCAACCAGTACGAGCGTGACAACGACCTGTGCCTGCAATTCCTCGAAGAACGCTGTGAGCAGGCTGAGGGGGTAAACACCCGCTCGAAGTCCCTGTTTGACGCTTACAAGATTTGGTGCAAATCCAACGGGTACTTTGCCTGTTCTGCCAAGCGGTTCAACGCCGACATGGAGACTCACCCTGAGTGGCACGGCGGCAAGGTCGTGTATCAGGGCTACCCTGTCTACAAGAACCTGAGACTGAAAGGAGCGTCCTAATGAACCGTTCATGCAACTCTATCCTCTGCCGCTTCGGTATTCACACCGTAGACCCGTATGTTCACATTCAGGTCAGGTGCCGTAATGGTTCTCACCGTTGGCAGAGCAATTATGAAGTCTGTAAGCGGTGTGGTAAGCGCCTGAGAAAAATCCGTATTGTGAAGGAGCGTCCGTAATGAAAATTACTCTTGATATTCCCGATGGCATTATTGCAGGGTTCTTCAATGGCGTAGAGGTCACGGCTCACGGTATGCAGTTGGTGTCCTATCAACTCAGCACTGATGATCTGAAAGATGGTAACACCGTGAAGCTCCCTCGTAAACAAGAGGTGACAGTATGATTGCCACCAATGATGAACTCGCCCTGCTGGAAAAGTGGAAACGGAAACTCTGCTTGCAGGAGTGGCGGATAAAGCTGTTGACCCACCTTCACCCCGAAGAAATGATGGTGCGTAATACCGCAGGCTGTACCGAGTGGTCAGAAGCAATTAAGACCGCTCGTATTGAGATCATCAACCCTGCCTGCTACGGCGACCGCATTGTGCCGTTCAATTTTGAAAAGACGCTGGTGCATGAGCTGCTACACCTGAAATTCTCCTTCTGGTGTCAGAACGAAGATGATGTTGGCGATAGAGTCATGCACCAAATGATTGATGATCTCGCAAGAGCTTTGGTGGAAGGGGACAGCGATGATGAAGCCTGAATACTGCCCCGATTATGTGGGCGTTGCCTGCGTTGATGGCACTTGCCCTGTTGCCAACTGTGAAGAATACGCTGAGCGGTGTATGCCTATCATTTCCTGTTGCCGGGACTGCTTCTATTATAAAGGTTGTGAAGACTGTGCAATCTCTGACGATTGCGACCGAATGGAGGATAAACATGGGTAAAAAGTGTGTATGTGGCAATGAAATGACTCGTGAAGACTGGAAGCACGAGTGGGTCTGTCATCGTTGTGGACGAAAGCGGCCTATCCCACTACCCCCGATGTTCACCGTCTTCATGTGCCGTAAATGTGAACACCTTCTGTATGTTGAGGAAGACGAGGACTTTCCTCAGAAGCTCGGAAAAATCGCCGCCAAGTCCTGTTCCTGCTGTGGTGAACAGGAAGAAGGGCTGTGGAGACTTCTCGGCAGAGCGGAAGGGTTCGAGGGAACCGTGTTCACGGAGGAAAGCGATGAAGACTGAGAAAAAGAACCTTCGCCGCATTTCCATCGTAGTCACAGCGCAGACCAAAGGCAACCTTGAACGACTGGCGGCGGTCTGCGGCTACTCGGAGATCGGTCGAGTGGTTGACAAGCTCACCCGTGAGAAGATGATCTCCCTCCACGACTTTGAAAGAAAGGAGAAGTACCATGAATGATGTAATGGAGCAAATCAAAACGCTTTCTGCTACCTTGGACGAGGAAACCACCCGCTTCCACCCTACCGGCAGATTGCTGTTGTTGGGTTCCTACGAGAGCGTATTTCTGAAAGCGGTCAAGCGCAAGGCTGACCTGTTAGGCATTGACTGTGACCTCACTCAGTACCCTTGCCCTCCGTACAAGGCCGTGGTAGTGGACAGAGAAACCGTCCCGTCTGACATTAAGCTCGCAGCCGAGGTCGACATTGACCACTCCTACTCACAGGGAATGTCATCGGTGTCTCAGGCGACTTTGGCGCTCCTGCTTGCGTTGGACTTAGTTCACGCTAAGGACATTACCATTGTAGGCCGAGGTCATGCCGTTCAGAACTTGGCAAAGTACCTCACCCTCGGTAACGCAACGGTGACGGTGGCGCACTCTAAAACCAAGAGTCTCTTGCAGGCCACGATGAACCGTGATGTGGTGATCTACGCCACGCCGACTATCACGAAGGACATTTCCTACAACACCCGTGATCTGGTCATCGACCTCGGCAACAGCGTTCCCCACCCTGACCGCTTCAACTGTCCCTATGTGAACAGGATTGGTCAGCTCACCGTGAGCGTGTTGCTCAACCGCTTTGCAAGAAAGGAGCATAGGACATGAGTGACATTCTGACAACTATCGCCGCCGTTGAATGGATTGTTGTAGGCTGTCTATTCCTCTGGCGACTGCGCCACTGGAACCGCCGCTTTTCGGAACTCTATGACGAGCTGCGAAAGGAGATCGACCATGAATAAGGAAGACGCTCACATTGTTGTAGCGATGGCAAACCACAACATGAATGTTACCGATGTTGCCCGTGCTATTTTCGCACACAGAAATACCGTTCTCTATCACTTAGACAAAGTGAAGCGGCAGACCGGGTTAGACCCTCGGCGGTTCTATGATTTGGTCGAGCTGGTGAAGATGGCTCAGGAGGTGTTGGAAAATGGGTCTTGATATTGTGGTCATGGAGCGTAAGGCTGTCCGCTGTCCCCATTGCGGTGAGGTCATCAATACGGTGGACATTGCCAGCACCGACAGCGGTGGTCGGCTCTGGTACGACTTTCTGGAAAGGCTCGGCTATTATGTTCCTTACGAGAAGCGTACCAAGGAGAACGACTGGTACGGCAAGGACATGGTTCTTGACAACGAGCAGGCAAAGCAGCTCGTCGACTATGCCGTGAAGAAAGAGGTCTACAACTGGGATGGTGTGGAGAGCGTTGTGACGGAAGCACTCGCCCACGGAAACAAGGTGGTCATCAACGCCGACTGGTAGTTAGGTGATAAAGGTGATAAAGGTGAGTGTTTCTGCAAAGACTTTTTTCAAATTGGCGTGTTTTGAAAAAATGTTTTTCTAATTTTAGGTGAGTTAGGTGAGTAATCAGGCATAAATGCCTATAACTCTCTCTTATACGCGCGTATATAGAAATAGTTATAGGGAAATACACCCGATTACTCACCTTTATCACCTTGGCGACTTTGAAAGGAGAAAACGACTATGGCAGATGAAATTGTGAAGAAACGCACCCGGCCTGATCGTAAGGAAGCTCTGAGCGTCCATACGGAACCGGGTGACAATAGAAAGTATTTGCAACATTCGATGGTCATGCTGGACTGGCCTGATGTGAATGTGAGAGAGCCTGAACAGGTCAAAGAGCGTATGGGAATGTACTTTACTCTGTGCGCTCAGGACGATATGAAGCCCTCTGTTGCTGGTATGGCATTGGCTTTCGGAGTGGATAGAAAGACGATATGGGCATGGGCAAATGGGGTGGATAGTAAGACGCTACCCGCCGAAAGCCGTAACTTAATTAAAAAGGCGTATCAACTTTTGAACGCTCAGATGGAAAGTTATATGCAGAACGGGAAGATCAATCCGGTCGCCGGTATCTTCCTGATGAAGAACAACATGGGCTATGCGGACAAGCAGGAGGTCGTGTTGACTCCCAACCAGCAGCTCGGAGATCAGGTTCCCGCCGAGGACTTGGAGAAGAAGTATCTGGAAGATGTGGTTGGTGCGTCCAGCGACTATGACCCGGAGGACTGAGCGACTTTCACGACTTTTGCGACTATGGCTTACGACTATGCCGAGCGACTTTACGACTTTCGCCCGAACGACTTTACGACTTTCTGGCGAGGGTCTGCGACTATGATAGAGCTGCCGATCTCCCGCTCCGGGGTCGGCGGCTTTTTCTTTCCCGGCTGATCGGCGGCGGGTTTTACCGGGGCGGCGTGGGCGCTGCCGGGGTTTCGGCCTGATCTGAAAGCGGGAATATTTTTCATCCCTTTATATTGTATAGCTGCCCTATTTGCAAAAAATCTTGATTTTCTTTTGTATTTACGCTTGACAGGTAAATGCAATCATGATATATTACAGATACCGAAAGCGAGTAAATGCAAATCAACCACCGACAGCCCAACAGGGCAGAAAAGGAGAACACAAAATGAAAATTAGATTTTTTGACAGTTTCGCAGAGTTCGAAATGAGCGGCACCGCTGGCAATTATGAGGAAGTTACCGTTGTTCGTGAAAATGGCTGGATCAAATGCGATCTCATGACCGAGTGCAAGACCTACAAAACGGCGCTACGCCGCTTCTTCAAGGCTCTGGCAAATGTCCCGGAGGTTTCCGGCTGGTATGAGGACATGAGCGAGAGCGCCGAGAACGGTTATTTCCAGATGAATGATAACATGATGGCAGACGGAACCCGGAACCCCTTCCCCGGCTACGCTTGGGAGATTGAAGACCACGACGGAGCATGGTATATCTTCTTGAATGTGAAGACCGATGAACCCGAAGACCCCGCCGCCAAGAAGTTTCCGAAGCTCTGTGAAGCCGTTCACGCCGAAGCCCTCTCCCGTATGGACGGGAAGAAATTCTATATTGAAAATGGCTACTGCCGGACATGGGCGGCAGAGCATCGGGGTGAACCTGATCGAGCTTTGCGGGAGTATCTGACCCCGGCGAAGTGGGACGCATACAAGGCCGGAACCCTGAGCCGTGAAGCGGCTGTGCTGGTGGCTACGGAGCGGGCTTTTTCCGATGTGAAGAAGTGGGAAGCCCAGCAGCTCGAAAAGCTGAGAACCGCCGCCGCTGCCCCCGTTCTTTCGTTCCTGTCCGTGACCGTGGAATGGAAACGGAATAGCTATTGGGGTAACAATCCCACGGCGACAGCATGGGCGGACGATGGCACCACCACCGGCCACGCTTCCGGGTGCGGGTATGACAAGGAGAGCGCCGCCGTGGGCGAAGCTCTGAACCAGTCCGCCGCCGTTCTGCGGGTGCTGTATGAAGCAGCGGAAGCCGCTTTGCAGGAAGGGCGGAGCTTTGAAACACTTTCGAGCGGTTGTATCTCGTGGCGTGAGGTGCTGGGCTATGGTTCCGGGTATAATATTCTTCCTTATTTCGAGGGCGGCGTGGGCGTGTCGTGCTTCTGGTCTATCCTGAGCCGGTGCGGGTTCTCTTGCCGTAGCTCTGCGAGTGGTCGCCACTTCACACAGTACGCCGCAGAGCGGAAGGGGGCGTAAATATGAAGTCATGGAACGGTGTATTTCGTCAGTACCGTTATAAAGCCCCTGAGCGGCTTCTGGTGGACGCTGGCGGCTCGGTGTATTATTTGACCCCGGAAGGGCTTCCGGCGCTCTGGTGCGCTTCTGAGCGCCTGAGAGGGCATTTGCATAGGCTATGGAACATCACGCACGGCGGAGCGGTGGAAAATCTCGCATACATCGCCGCCACGGGTCGGAACTGGTGAAGGAGGAAGAAGCCATGTTATCAATCAATCTGCAATCCCGTATTTTTACGGAATACCACGCCGGGAAGGAGTTCACCACCAGCACCCGCTACCGTTACACCCTTCAATATAACCCGCTGGCGCTTCTGCATACTTGGGTCATTCGGCAGGCCAAAAGCGGCGGGGCGTGGGAGTGGGTGCAACCCCTCGCCGTTGATCTCCAATTCACGCCGAGAGGAAGCGCACGAAGGGCGGTGAAAAGCTGATGTATTTTGTTCTGCTGGTTCTCCTGCTGCCGGTGCAAATCCTGATTGAAATATTGAAATTGAATAAATGAACGCCGCCCCGGTGCTATTCCGGGGCGGTTGTTTTTTGCGCTTTTCGGCCTGATCTGTGCGGCGTGAATGGGTGACGGGGGCGGGGGATATGCCAGCGGCAGCGAGGGCGGGGTGAGCTGAAAAATACCCGCAAAAAATAAAAAGGCTTATTTACACTTACCTATTGACAATTACATTTACCTATGCTATCTTGTATGCAAGAGGTGATCTTATGATGACATTCAAAAACGCAATCGGCTATATCCGAGTCTCCACCGAGCGACAGGCCGATGATGACAAATACGGTATCGAAGTCCAGAAGCAGGCCATTCTTCTCTATGCCAACGAAAACGGCTATAACATCGTGGACTGGAAGATTGATGAAATCAGCGGTGCGAAAGATGACCGCCCCGGCCTGAACGAAATCCTTTATGGGGACGATGTAAGCAATCCTCCCTATGAAGCGGTAATTGTATTCAAGAATGACCGTGTGGCTCGTGATACCAAGCTGTACTTTTATTACCTGTATGTGCTGGAAAAGAAGAACATCAAACTTCTGAGTACGCAGGAGAGCTTCACGGAGGGCAGCGAGTTTGCCAACATCTACCGTGCGTTGCTTCAATTCGTGGCAGAGCAGGAGAGAAAGAACATCGCTCTGCGAACCGGCAAGGGTCGTTCCATCAAGGCTTCCTGCGGTGGGTACAGCGGCGGTCGCCGTCCCTACGGCTACAAGGTAGTTGATGGTGTTCTCACCATTGACGAGCAGGAAGCTCCTATCGTGAAGTTCATCTTCGAGAAGCACGAGGACGGCGTTTCTATGCTGGGTATCACGGAGCTGCTGGAAAAGGCGGGATACCAGACCCGTTCCGGTAAGCGGTTTCAGGTGTCCACCATCAAGAGTATTCTTGGCAACCGTCCTCTGTACGAGGGTATGTATAAATACGGCGACATGAATTGGGTCAAGGGTGTTCATGAGCCGATTTTGAAGACGGAGCGTTAAATATGAAAGATTTATATGGACTTCGCAGCGAAGACATAGATATGCTCAAACAGGCAGGTTACGGTGATGACATATTCTATGTTGGAAATTATGGAATATCCGATGTAACCGGAGAGCAACTTTTCTTTGTTTCGTTCTATACTTCCGAGCAAAAGAATAAAGCCTATAAATATCTTTATGAAAGTAAATGAGGGGTAAGAAAGGTTGGGTGAAATGAAAAAAGTGGCGTGGCTGATAGGGCTGGCGGTTATCACAGTTTTCTTTCTGGTCGGGTGTTCCAAGAAGGACTCGGCTGAACCTGTTGCGTGGGACTCGGCTCTTTCCGAAGCCGGGTTCACCGATGACGAGATCGCAAGCTATCGGGAACTGTTCGATACCATTGGCGTGACTGATTTTCACGATGTTTCTATCGTAGATAATGACCCGATGACCGTGATTTGTGGTAAAATCTATGACAGCGAGGATTTACAGCTCAATGTGACGCTGGAAAATCGTCAGATCATCTATGTAGAGCTGGCGGGTATCCCTGATACCAAGACCCAAGCCTATTTCAACTGGCGTGGCAAAGTGAAATGGAAGACAGTGAACACGAAAAAGGCGGTTGAGCTGTATTCTGACACCGAGGGCGGCTATTTAGGGGTTCTGGATTGGGACAATAAGACGATTTCGGAGTATGAGGGCTGACACCATGAGGTTTTTTCTCAATGTAATCGGATATTTCCTGATAATCAGTTCTATTTTGCTGGTTCTGGCGTTTGTGATACCGAAAATTCTATAATCGGCTTCTGCGAGGGCAGGAGTGACAGCCATAACGGGCTATCTGCGTAGAAATACACGGGTAGCTCGTTTTTTTTGTTGGAAAGGAAATGCACATGAATTATGAAAAACTCTCCGGCTCTATTCGAGCTGTGATCGACCGGCGACCAGGAGATAACGGGGCGTACAGCGACCTTTTTTCTCTGTGTCGAGAGTGGGAAACCGAGGATTTCTCGGCGGCACATAAGGCAAACAAGGAGCTGCTGGCACTCTCCGCAGATCAGGTAGTCCGTGGCGGCGGGGCGAAGTTCTATGAACAGTGGCGGCGGTGTCTTCTCTTTGAAGCACCCCATGACTTTGACTCCTTCATGACCTACATCGAACTCGACCGCAAGCCGGAAAAGCGGTTCTATGCCCCCCGCAAGCACTATCTCAGACCGATGGTGCAGGGGTTTCAAGATGTTCTGGACGGGAAGCTGCGCCTTTTGACGATTTCCATGCCGAAACGAGCAGGTAAGTCACAAACAGGCATCAATTTTGTGAATATGCTCTCCGGCAAGTTTCCTGACCGCTCGACCCTGATGGAAGGGACAGGCGATGACCTTGTAAAGAGCTTCTACAATGGTTGTCTGGAATACCTGACAGTCCCTAACGAGTATCTGTTCTACGATGTATTCCCGGACGCACGGCTGGTACAGACCAACGCCGACACGAAGACGGTGAACCTGAAAAGCAAGTCCCGTTTCCCTACCATCATGTGTCGTTCCATTGACGCTCGACAGGTGGGCTTGTCCGAAGCCACCAATGTCCTCTACCTTGATGACTGCGTGGAAGGTCGTGAGGAAGCGAAGAACCGCCAGCGGCTTGATGACAAGTGGGAAGTGATCTCCGGCGATATTATGGGTCGTGCCATTGAAGGTACGCCGATGGTCTTTACCGGCACTCGCTATTCCCTGTATGACCCCATCGGTCGTGTGCAGGAACACGCACAACGGGAGGGTTGGGCTTGGAGAGCGATTGAGATACCCGCCCTCGATCTCGTGACGGACGAGAGCAATTATGAATACGAGCGGGAGGGCAAGAAGGTCTTTACCACGGCTTATTTCCGGGAGCAGCGGGAGCTTCTGAGCGCAGAGCAGTTTGAGAGCGAGTTCCAGCAACAGCCCTTTGAAGCGAAGGGTCTGCTGTTCAACAAGGACGAGCTGAACTACTTCTTTGAGCTACCGAAAGACCGTGACCCGGACACCATCATCGCCGTTGGTGATACGGCGGAAAGTGGCTCTGACTCGACCTCTATGCCGGTGGCGATGATATACGGCAATGCTGTGTATATCGTTGATGTGGTCTTTGATGACTCCCCCGCCGAGGTGACGAAGCCGGAATGTGCCAAGTGCCTAATTGAGAACAAGGTTGCTTCCGCCGTCTTTGAGTCCAACAACGCCGGTCAGTATTATGCCAGAGATGTTGACCAGATCATTCGTGAGCGTGGGTACTCCGTAGGTATCCGCACGAAGCGCACGATCTCCAACAAGCAGACCCGTATTGAGTTCGCTTCCGACAACATCAAGAAGAACTTCTACTTCAAGCACCCCTCCACCTACAAGCGGGGCAGTCAGTATTGGAACTTCATGAAGGAAGTGACCACCTACACCCGCTCCGGCAAGGTTCCGCACGATGACGCTCCTGACTCCCTCTCCCTGTTGGAGAACGAAATCCGTATGTTGTCCGGGGGCAAGGTTGAGGTCTTCAAGCGTCCCTACTGAAAGGTTGGTTTTGACAAATACTGTGGCGAATGGTATGATAAAAGGTTAGTATTGACAACCATTGGAGAGTTTGATACAATGATAAGAGAGATAATAGGTAGAGGGGAGGTATTCTGTCTTGAGCTGTTTTGGTCGTAAGAAAATCTTTACCGATGTGACGGAGATCACACGGGACAATGTTCTGAACGTGCTGAGAAAGGCACTTATCACACATTGGTCGAACAAAGCGGATATGGAATATCTCTATGCCTACTACAAAGGCAGGCAACCGATTTTGAACCGTAAAAAGGAAGTCCGCCCTGAGATTCAAAACAATGTGGTCGAGAACCGTGCCAATGAGATCGTGTCCTTCAAGGTCGGCTATCTGATGGGGGAACCCATTCAGTATGTCAGCCGAAGCGATGATAAGATGGTTGCCGACAAGATCACCACTCTGAACGGCTACTGTCTTTCCGAGGATAAGGCCGCAAAGGATAAGGAACTGGCAGATTGGTTTCACATCTGCGGCACGGCATACCGCATGGTGCTTCCCGACAGCGTGTTTGAGAAGGAAAGCGATGAAGCTCCTTTCGAGATTTACACCCTCGACCCTCGGTTTGCTTTCGTGGTGTATGCCAATTCCATCGGTGAACCGCCTGTAATGGGTGTGAAGTACATTCAGCGGTCGGACGGTGCGGTGATTTACAGCATTTACACGAAAGACCGCTATTTCGAGGTTGAAAACCAGAGTATGATCGTCCGGGAAGAAGCCCAGTCGCTCGGTATTCCCATTATTGAATACCCGGCGAACAACGCTCGGTTGGGAGCTTTTGAGATCGTCCTTCCCCTGTTGGACGCTATCAATACGGTGGACAGCAACCGTCTTGACGGTGTTGAACAGTTTGTTCAGGCGCTCATGCTGTTTCACAATGTTGACATTTCCGGTGATGATTTCTCCAAGCTGCGGGACGAGGGTGCGATCAAGTACAAGGATATTGACCCGCAGTATAAAGCGGAGATCAAGTATCTGACCTCCGAGCTGAACCAGAGCCAGACACAAACACTGGTCGATCACCTCTATAACACGGTGCTGACGATCTGCGGTATGCCAAACCGTAATGGGGGTACTTCCACCAGTGATACGGGTTCTGCGGTCATCATGCGTGACGGTTGGTCGGCAGCGGAAGCCAGAGCGAAAGACTCCGAGTTGATGTTCAAGCTCTCCGAAAAAGAGTTCTTGAAGCTGGTTCTGCATATCTGTTCAGATCTGAGTGATCTGGAATTGAAGCTGTCGAACGTGGAGGTTCGTTTTACTCGGCGCAATTATGAAAATATTGCTCAGAAAGCGACCGTATTGACCACTATGCTCAGTAATCCCAAGATTGCTCCCGTTCTGGCCTTTACCCATTGCGGTATGTTCTCCGACCCGCAGCTTGCGTACCGTATGAGCATGGATTACGCTGAGGAACAGGAGAAAAAGGCCGCTGAACTCGCAAGCAAGCAGAAGGAGGTTAATCCTGATGGAAAAGGAAATCCGCCTGACCCCGGAAGTGGTCAGGAAGATTGAGGAAATCTTGACTACGGGAAAGACCGTTGAGATTGCCGAGCGGCACGAGAAAGTGGTTGTTTGGGCGGTCAGCAGCAAAAAGAAATATGAACAGCCTATCGCATAGGCGGTAGGGACAGCCATTACGGGCTACTGATACCGAAAAGGTATTGGTAGCCCTTTTTCTTTTGGTTTAATCGCCGTAAGGCGTTGAATAGGCAGAGAAGCCTTAAATCACAAAACGGAGAGAACCGTAAACACAAAGGTATAGTGCGGAGATGCACTTTAAAAAGCGCAGAAAGGAACGATTGTATGGCAAAGATTGATGTTTCCACCATTGAGGGCTTTGCGGATATGACCGCAGAGCAGAAAGCGGAAGCCCTCGCAAACTACGAGTTTCCCGACCCTGATTATACCGGCTATGTGAAGAAAGATGTTTTTGACAAGACTGCTTCCGAGCTTGCGTCTTGGAAGAAGAAGCACAATGAGCTGCTTTCTGAGGAAGAACGCAAGAAGCTGGAAAATGAGCAGATGTTCGAGGAAATGAAAAACAAGTTGGCGGGGTTGGAAAAGGAGAAGACCGTTTCCAGTTACAAGGCGAGTTTCGCCGCACAGGGCTATCCTGAGTCGCTGGCGACCGAAGCCGCTACCGCTATGGCAAACGGTGAGATGGATAAGGTCTTTGCCGCACAGAAGACGTTTCTGGAACAGTATGAAAAAGATGTAAAAGCCAAGGTTCTGAAAGAAACCCCCAAGCCCCCTGCCGGTGGTAAGGGTGGTGAGATGACTAAGGCTGATTTTCTGAAACTCGACACCAAAGCCCAGTTGGAGTTCATCAAGGAACATTCTGACTGGCAGACAATTTTGAAGTAATTATGGAGGTAAAACATTATGGCTACCTATCTCGGTTTCCCGTTTGACCCTGAGCTGTTTAACTACAACTGGGCAAACGCAAAAGACCCCACTCTGACCGCTATGTTTGAGAGCGGCGCTGTCGCCCCGAACGCAGAGCTGGCACGGCTGATCGCTAACGGCTCTGACTTCTACACCCTGCCCTTCTACAAGATCATCGGCGGCACTCCTGAGAACTACGATGGCGCAACCGACATCACCCTGACCGACCCCGCTGGCGGCGCTCAGAACGGTATCGTATTCGGTCGTGCCCATGGTTGGAAGGAGAAGGATTTCATCGTTGATTACAACAGCGGTGCCGACCCCATGCAGCAGATCGTGTCTCAGGTGTCCAAGTATTGGCAGAAGCAGCGCCAGTCCATCATGCTGAAAATCCTCAATGCGGTCTTCGGCGTGACCGGCAGCGGTGAGTTTGCTGATTGGGCGAACCACACCACCGACCTGTCTTCCGCTTCTACCACCGTTGCGGACGCAAACAAGATGGGCGCTACCACCATCGGTGACGCTATCCAGAAGGCCGTGGGCGACAATCAGGACGCTTTCCAGCTTGTGTTTATGCACAGCAAGGTCGCCACGAACATGGCTGGCCTGAAACTGCTGGACTTCCTCAAGTACACGGACGCAAACGGCGTGGAGCGCCCCTTGCGTATCGGCACGGTGAATGGCATGACCGTGATCGTGGACGATGGCTGTCCTACCACCGCAGCGGACACTTCCAAGGCAGCGACCTACACCACTTACGTTCTTGGTCTGGGCGCTATCCAGTACGCTCCCGCCCCCGTGAAGGTTCCTTCCGAGCTGACCCGTGATGCTCTCAAGGGCGGCGGCTATGACGCTCTGGTGACTCGTATTCGTGAAACCATGCACCCCAACGGTTTCAGCTTCACCAAGCCCACCAGCGGCTACACCGCTTCCCCCACGGACGCTCAGCTTGCGGCTACCGCCAACTGGTCTATCGTGGCTGACCCCAAGACGATTGCGCTGGCGAAGATCATCACCAACGGCTAAGGAGGTTCACCATGTTCTATGTTTCTGACGGAAAAGTGTATGTGAGGGAGGGAGATCACTTCCGTAACGTGGGCTTTACCGCAAAGGACAAGGTGATTACTCGGCGTGAACTGGAAAGTACCTCTGTGGTGATGGGTACGGTGGTTGTTGATACCCTCGACAACCCCGTAGCCCTCACCCGTGAGGAAATCATTACCAAGTTCAATCTGTCCGAGGAAAATCCCATCCCCGTTATCAAGAAGTCCCGCAAGAAGTCCGAGGAACCCGCTGAATGACAGGAGGTGGAAAGCATGACGGACGCTGAGAAGTTGAAAATGGTGAAAGCCATGACCGGCGAGACAGACGAGGACACGCTTTCCACCTACCTTTCTATCGCCGGAAACAAGGTGTGCCGCAAGGCATACCCCTTTGACCCCGCCGTGACCGCTGTTCCTGACCAGTACGCTCACATTCAGGTGGAGATCGCCGTGTATCTGCTGAACAAGCGGGGAGCCGAAGGGCAGACCGCTCACAGCGAGAACGGTATCTCCCGCTCCTATGAGGACGGCGATGTGCCGCCTACGCTGCTGAGGGATATTGTTCCCTTTGCCGCTGTGATGGGAGGTTGAGTGCATGAGGACGCTGAACCGCAACAAATCGCCCTTCTGGTATCTGCTGTATGACAGCAAGGCTCCCGCCAAGGACGAGTACGGCAACGAAACCGGCGAGGAACTGGTGGTTTACAAGCCTGCCGTGGCAATGAACGCCAATATCTCGGCGGCGACCGGCTCCGCTCAGGTAGAGCAGTTCGGTAATTTCGCAGGGTACGACAAAGTGATCGTCACCGATGACCTGAGCTGCCCCATTGACGAGAATACTGTGCTGTTCATCGACAAAGAACCGCAGTATGACGAGGACGGGAAGCCGCTCTACGATTACATGGTCAAGCGGGTCGCCAAGTCTCTCAACTCCATTTCCTATGCGGTCAGTAAGGTGACGGTATCGTGAGTCAGACAATCAATGTTCCGCTCTCCGGGAGAGGGATTGAGCGGCTGATACGGGAAACCGAGAACTGGAAGAACCGGCTTCAAGAGCGGACTGCGGTCTTTCTCGACCGGGTAGCGCAGGAGGGCATGGAGAGAGCTTCTGTCAAGTTCTCGCAAGCCGTTTATGACGGCACAAATGATGTTTCCGTGACGGTGGAACCCCGTGGGAACAATGTTCGAGCGGTGGTAGCGATAGGCGGAGCTACCCTGTTCATTGAGTTCGGCACAGGTGTGACCTACCCGGATGATCACCCGGAAGCGGAAGAACTCGGCATGAAGCGTGGTGAATACGGTCAGGGTCACGGCAAGCAGCACTCTTGGGGTTATTACGGCGACCCCGGCACGAACGGAGTGCTGAAAGAAAAGAAGAACGGCGGGTTCGTGGTCATCACTCACGGCAATCCCGCCAATATGCCGATGTACGAAACAAAGAAGGAATTGCAGTTCCAGCTTACCCGAATTGCGAAGGAGGTGTTTTCATGATTGATGTGGAGAGTCAAATCTACACGCCGATTGCGGAAGCTCTGAGAGCGCAGTTTCCCGGTATCTTGGTCAGCGGCGAGTATGTCAATGCCCCTACCCGTTTTCCTTATGTGAGCTTGGTGGAGCAGGATAACTACACCACGGAAGCTCACATGGACAGCGGCGATACGGAGAGGTTCGCCACGCTGATGTACGAGGTGAATGTCTACTCCGATAAGGCAGGCGGTAAGAAATCCGTTTGCCGAAAAATCATGAGGTTTGTGGACGATCTCATGTACGCCAAGAATTTCCGGCGTATTTCTCTGTCCCCGGTTCCCAATTTGGAGAACGCAACAATTTACCGTCTGGTTGCCCGATACAAGGCTGAAACGGACGGAACCACTCTTTATAGGAGGTAAATGAAATGGCTATTTCCACCTACAAGGTTTTTCTGATGAAGAAAGCCGACACTGGCGAACAGTGGAGCAAGCTGATCGACATTAAGGAGTTTCCTGACCTCGGCGGCGAACCCGAAATGCTGGAAACCACCACCCTGAGCGACAATATGCAGACCTACATCGCCGGTATCCAGTCCCTCGATGGTCTGTCCTTTACCGCCAACTACACGCTGGCTGATTTCCAGACCCTCAAGGCTTTGGAAAGCAAGAAGGTCAGCTATGCGGTCTGGTTTGGCGGCACCGAGAGCGATGGCACTGTTATTCCCGATGGCTCTAACGGCAAGTTCAGCTTTGACGGTGAGCTGTCCGTGTATCCCGTGGGCGGCGGCGTGAACGAAGTGGTGAACATGAACATCACCATCGCTCCTTCCACCCCCATCGCTTTCTCCGCAACCTAAGACACCAACAATCGCCGTATTGATAAGGAGGATTTATCATGGCAAAGCAGTTGACGATCAATGACCCTACTACCGGCGTGACCTACACGCTGGAATACACCCGCAAGACCGTTGAAGCGATGGAGAAGAACGGCTTTGTTGCTGCTGATGTGGAGCGCAAGCCGATGACCCTGCTTCCGGCTCTGTTTGCCGGTGCGTTCCTCGCCCATCATCGGTTTGTGAAGCGTGATGTGATCGACAGCATTTACGCTCGCATGAACCACAAGGACGAGCTGATTGCCGCTCTGGTAGAGATGTATAACGACCCCCTGCTGAGTCTGCTGGACGAGCCTGAGCAGGAGGGCAACGAGGGAAACCTGAACTGGAAGACCGGCTGGTAAGCGACCGATCTTCCAGAAGTGAGGGGGGCGGCGGCGACCATCGCCCCGCTCCCCTTCTCGCTTACACACCAAAGTTTTATGAGGTTTTCCCGTACTATCTTTCCATCGGCATGACCTATGAGCAGTTTTGGGAACAGGACTGCGAATTGGTGAAGTATTACCGAAAGGCGGCGCAGATCAGGCAAGACCTGAGAAATCAAGACGCTTGGCTCCAAGGAGCTTATTTTTACGAAGCGCTTATTGATGCCGCCCCGGTTCTTCGTGCTTTCGCCAAAAAGGGAACCAAGCCCACGCCGTATCGGGAAAGCCCCTATGAGCTGTTCAGTCGGCAGGACAAGAAACAGCAGAAGCAACTTCAAGAAAAACACGATGACCAAGCCAAGGCATACATGGAAGCCTTTATGGTATCGGTCAATAAGAAATTTCAAGAGAAAGGTGGTGGCGTAAGTGGCTGACAATGTGGAAATTCAGGGGTTGGAGTTTCAGATCGTCAATGACAGTACGCAGGCGGTCACAGGACTTCAAAACCTGATTAACACGCTCAATCGTTTGAAAACCGCTACCAACGGCGGCGCAACGGGTCTGAGCAAGACCGCTCAGGGTATTCGGGAGCTTTCCAATTCTCTGAAAGGCTTGAACAGCGGTGACGCTTCGCAGAAGATCACCCGGCTTACCAATGCGCTGACCGCTCTGAGTCAGGTTGGAAATGTGAAGATTTCTTCCTCCATCGCCAACCAGCTCACAGCAATCAACACCGCTCTTGCTGGCCTGAAATGGACGGACGGCGACAAGCTGACTTCCCTTGCCAACGGCTTACGCCCTCTCTCTGAGTTGGGTAAGGCTAATATGACCACCTTTATCAATCAGCTCTCCAAGCTGCCGAAGGTGATTGAGGATTTGGAAGCGGCGGATATTGACAAGTTCACACAGCAGATGACCGCTCTTGCCGCCGCCATGAAGCCTTTTGCCGATGAAATGCAGAAGGTGTCCAACGGTTTCTCGGCGTTCCCGTCCAAAATCCAAAAGCTGATTACCAGCACGGAGAAATACAACGCTTCTGCCCGTAAAGCAACCTCCACTACCGGGAAGTTCACGAGCGGATTGAAAGCGTTGAATGTCGCCGCTGTTGCAATCACTTTCCGCAAAATCGGTCATTTCATTGCACAGGCGGTCACGGAGTCCAATAAGTATCAAGAAGACCTGAACCTATTCACGGTCGCCTTGGGTCAGTATGCCGCCGAAGCTCAAAACTACGCTGAAAAGGTGTCCGATGTTATGGGTATCGACCCGGCACAGTGGCTTCGCAATCAGGGCGTTTTCAACACGCTGCTGACCGGCTTCGGTGACACGGCTGAACGAGCGCAGCTCATGAGCCAAAACCTGACACAGCTCGGCTACGATATTTCTTCCTTCTTCAATATTTCCATTGAAGACGCTATGCAGAAGTTACAGTCCGGTATTTCCGGCGAGTTGGAACCTCTGCGGCGCTTGGGCTACGATTTGTCGCAGGCACGGTTGGAGCAGACTGCTTTGAACCTTGGTATCAAGGAAAGCGTTGCCAACATGGCGCAGGCAGAAAAGGCCGAGCTGAGATACTACGCCATTATGACTCAGGTGACAACCGCTCAGGGTGATATGGCGAGAACGCTGGAAGCTCCTGCAAACCAGCTTCGTATCTTGCAGGCACAGCTTACACAGGCCGCACGAGCTATCGGTAACATCTTCATTCCCGCACTAAACGCAATTCTTCCCTATGCAATCGCTGTTGTTCAGGTCATTCGAGAAATCGCCAATGCCCTTGCCAACCTTGCGGGTTTCAAGTTGACGGAGGTGGACTATTCAGGAGTGAATAGCGCTGCTGTCGGCGCTGGGTCTTTGGCTGATAATCTCGATGACGCTGCCGGTGCTGCCAAGAAGTTGAAGCAGTACACCGCAGGCTTTGACGAGCTGAATGTCTTTGCTCCCAACACGGGAAGCGGTTCCGGGGCGGGTGCTGGTGGCGCAGGCGGATTTGATTTCGATTTGCCCACCTACGATTTCCTTGGTGACGCTGTGCAGACCCGCATTGGTGAAATCAAGAAGATGATTGAGGACACTCTCGCAGAGATCACCACGATTGTTTCCGGCTTTATGCTGGCGGTAGGTGCAATTCTGGTCGTAACCGGCGTGAATATTCCGCTGGGTGTCGGCCTGATGGCGGCGGGTGCGGTCGGCCTTGCGGCTACCGTTGGGCTGAATTGGACTGCTATGAGTAGCGAACTGGCAAGTACGCTGGCTCTCATTACGGGTGTTGTCGGCGGCTTCCTGCTGGCTCTTGGCGCAATTATGGCGTTCTCCGGGGCGAACCTTCCTCTCGGTATCGCTTTGATGGCCTTGGGAGGGGCAAGCCTTGTATCTGCCGCTGTTATCAACTGGCATAACAGTGACCGACACCTCACTGACGCTTTGACCACCTTAACGGGAGTTCTGGCGGGTGCTTCTCTGGCGGTAGGCGCTATGTTGGCCTTTACCGGGGTCGCAACCGGACTGGGTATTGCGCTGATGGCTGTTGGTGCTGTTACGCTCGTATCTGCCGCAGCTCTAAACTGGAACAGTATCCCGGACGCTCTGGCTTCTCCCTTGTCCAGAGTCGGATTGCTGGTCAGTGGAGCAACCTTGGCACTCGGCGCTATCCTCGCTTTCTCCGGGTGTATGCCCCTCGGTATTGCGCTGATGGCGATTGGTGCGACTTCTCTGGTTTCCGTAATGGCTCTCAACTGGAATGGCCTGAGCGATGAAATCCAGAATGTGATTGCCATTATTACCACGGTCGTATCTGTGGCGTTCCTCGCTATTGGTGCGGCACTGGCGTTCTCCGGGGCGAATATCCCGTTGGGTCTGGCTCTGCTGGCGGCGGGTGCGGTCACAATGGGTACGGCTATCATGCCGAACTGGAATGATCTCTCCGACAATGTTCAGCAGAAGATCAGCATGATTACCACCGTTGTCGGCGGCGCTCTCTTGGCTGTCGGCGCTATCCTTGCTCTAAGCGGAGTCGCCCTTCCTCTCGGTCTTGGCCTGATGGCGGCTGGTGCATTGAGCCTTGGCGCTGTTGCTACCCTGAATTGGGATTTTGTGGTTAATTCCATTAAGAAAGTCGTATCGGTCATCACGGGTATTCTTAGCGGCGCATTGATCGTTCTCGGTGTCCTGCTGTGCCTGAGCGGTGCGGGTGTTGGTCTTGGCCTTGCGGTACTGGCGGCGGGTCTGTCCCTGTCGTATGCGGCATGGACGCTGGACGATAACCCCATTACTCGCTTTGTGCGACAGATGGCGAACTCCATCATTGGACTTGTGAACGGTGTCATTGACGCAATCAATGATATGTTCCATATCCAGTTCAACGGCCTGTCTGTCATGGGTATCACGCTTATTCCTGCGTTTGATATTCGATTGGTGGATATTCCGCACATTCCGTTCTTTGAAGACGGCGGCTTCCCGAACGAAGGACAGCTCTTTATCGCCCGTGAAGCGGGTGCGGAAATGGTCGGTGCGATGGGACGCAGAACGGCGGTTGCCAACAATGACCAGATCGTTGAGGGTATCTCCGCTGGCGTATCCGTTGCCAATGACGGCGTGATCGCCGCTATCTACGCTCTGCTGAATGTCGTGGAAGAAAAGGATATGTCCGTTGTCATTGGTGACAATGAAATCGGTCATTCCTACGACCGCTACAAGGAGAAGCGTGGTCGGCAAGTATCTACTGGCGTGTTCGCCAATGCCTACTAAGGAGGGCTGAGGAAATGCAAAGTTTTATTACAATCAACGGCACAAAGTTTCC